TCTGTTTTTCTCATGCGAAATGTCAGCCGTTCAACTCGTTAGGCGTATGTTGATTGAAGATTCGGAGGTCAACGGAATGAAATACCGTAACGCAGAACTTGGAAATGGTGAAATAAACGAACTACAAGAATCGCGTAAACGACTTGAGGCGTTGGGAATTTACATCGACGAAACGGCTGGAATCGAGATAAACGAACTTTGCGCCAAAGCACGTAGGGCAAAGCAATTTAACAACATTGGGTGGATCGTAGTTGACCACCTCCACCTAGTTCGATGTGCTATGTTTTCACGGGATCGGATTAAGGAGGTTTCCGAGATTAGCCGCGTTCTCAAAGAATTAGCTAAAGAACTAGATGTTCCCGTTATCGCATTGGCTCAACTTTCACGGGCTTTAGAAACTAGGGGAGGCGACAAACGCCCGATACTATCTGACCTTAGAGATTCAGGAACAATCGAACAGGATGCGGACATAGTCGTTTTTCTTCACCGCGATGAATACTATGGTAAAATGACAAATGAGAATGGCGAATCAACGGCTGGACTAGGTGAGGTTATTTTTGCTAAGTACCGAAACGGAGCAACGGGAACAATTGATGTACGTTGGCTAGATACGCTCATGAAATTTACGGGATTCGCACAACCAATATCGACCCAATTTCCAGCATTAGCACCTAACCGCAACTTTCTAACCGAACCATTTTAAGATGAGAATATTGATAGGATGCGAAGAAAGCCAGTCGGTTTGCATTGAGATGCGAAAGCTAGGTCATGAGGCGTTTAGTTGTGACCTGCAAGAATGTTCAGGCGGTCATCCCGAATGGCATTATCAGCAAGATATTTTTGAGGTTATCAAAATGGGATGGGACATGATGATTTGCTTTCCTCCATGTACCTACCTGACCGTAACAGGCGCGAGGTGGTTATACAATTCTGACGGGACCAGAAACGAACAAAGATGGCGAGATCAGGACGAGGCGGTATTGTTTGCAAAAGCCCTGTTTTATTGCGATATACCAAAAGTAGCATTAGAGAATCTAGTAGGTAAATTATCTTCACTTTGGATGAAGCCAACACAAATTATTCAGCCATATTATTTCGGGGACAAGGCGCAAAAAACAACTTGCCTTTGGCTAAAAAATTTACCACCATTACAACACCAAAAACAACCCGACCTATTCAACGATAACATCACCCATGTTGATAGAGGAAAGCAACGGGAATATATTAACAAAAAAGGGAAAAAACGCTTTATGTCAGAATGGTACTGGAATACAAGTAAGAAAAAAGGTAAAGAGCGACAAATAGAAAGATCAAAAACATTCTCAGGAATAGCCAAAGCGATGGCAAATCAATGGGGCAAAATCCACTCAACCGAACCATTTTAACCGAACAACATGAAGCCCAAACGAAACGAATTCGAGCAACTACACAAGCAACTATTCGAGGAATGGTACAACGGGTCGAAACAAATACCCGAACTTGCAGCAGAACGCAACATCGACCCGTCGCAACTTAGCCACGCATTCACCCGACTGCTCCGGGCTAGGCAAATTGAGCGACGCGAACGAAGCGAGAAAGCGATTAAATACGCAATACAATGACAAACACAAACGCACTAACTAAATCAATAGTTGATTGGCTCAATATGTCAGGGCATTTCGTATGGCGAAATAACAACGCAGCCGTGTACGACCCGACACGTAAAGTATTCAGATCGAATAGCACCAAAAAAGGAATTGCGGATATTATCGGAGCGCATCGAGATAACGGCAAACTAATCGCAATCGAGGTCAAAGTCGGCAAAGATCGGCTAACTCCTGAACAAGTCGCGTTCCTGAATGACGTGAAACAACGGGGAGGCATTTCATTAGTGGCTAAGTCAATTGACGATGTGATAACTAGGGCAGATTTGCGTTAACTTGAAAATAGCTATATTTGCTGCAAACAACAATTTGAAACAATGCCATTTGAACCAGGGAAGTCGGGAAATGAAAAGGGAAGACCTAAGGATGTTCCTAACAAAATAAACGGGGCGGCTAGGTCATTATTCCTCAAAACAATCGAAGATCAAATGGAGCATATCGCACCAGCATTTGAGGCGGTAAGGAACGAAAACCCCGCCGAATACCTTAAAATTCTCGAAAAGTACGCACAGTATTTCATCGCTAAAAAGGTGGACATTACCTCAAAGGATAACCAACTCAATGCCTCATTAACACAGATAACCGATGACCAACTTGCCCAATCCATTGCACGACTTGAGCAGGGAACAGATGTTGCAAGTCCTGAAGGAGGAACAAGCGAGGCGTAACTTTTGGGCGTTTTGCTTGTATTATGACGTTGAGTTTTTCGCCTCCCGACCATTCCTCAAAGAGATTGCCGATTCATTCCAGCGAATAGCGGAAGGTAAGATATTGCGGTTGCAGGTTTCTATGCCTCCCCGAGCAGGGAAATCGTACATCACTACATTATTTGCAGCATGGATGATCGGGCGCAACCCTGACGGCTCTATTATGCGTAACTGTTGCACCTCTACACTTTATGAGAAATTCAGCTATGATACGCGAGATGTTTTGAAATCCGATAAGTTCAGGCAGGTGTTTCCATCCGTTGAACTTTCGCCCGATAAGCAATCTATTCGGGGATGGAATACCACAAATGCGGTTCAGGTGTCCTACTTTGGATCAGGAGTTGGCGGTACAATTATCGGATTCGGGGCTACATTGTGCGCTATTTCAGATGATTTGTTCAAATCGTTTGAGGAGGCAATTAGTGAGAAAGTCTGCGAAAGTACGTGGAGTTGGTACAAAGGAACTCACGGTTCACGTATCGAAAAGCATTGTCCAGTTATCGACATCGGTACACGTTGGGCAAAGAAGGACGTAATAGGGCGTAATTTGAACGAAGATTACTATGATGAAAGTATTATCATCTCGGCATTAGATAGTGCAGGAGAATCGTTTTGTGACGCTGTAAAGACAACGGAGGAGTATCACGACATACGGCTTAGAACTCCTCGTGAGATTTGGGCAGCCGAGTATCAGCAAGAGCCAACGGAAGCGGCAGGAGTATTGTTCACCCGTTCTGACCTGCAACTGTTCACACGGGACGAACTCAAGCCTGAGGGCTGCGAGTCGGTGATGTCATACATAGACGTTGCAGACGAGGGAGCGGACAAATTCGCAATGGCGGTTGCAAAGGTGTACCAAAATACCATTTACCTAACTGACGTACTATTCACGGATGCCAACATTGATCAAACCCTTCCGCTATCGGTTGGCATGATGGAAACCCATAAAATAAACCTTTGCCGTGTAGAGGCGAACAATCAGGGGTCGGTGTTTATTAAGATGATGCGCCAACATATTGACGCCCATCGTGTTTTGAAGGTAACAAATAGCACGAATAAGCATACCCGAATCCTAATGCAGTACGGATTCATAAAGCAGCATTTCCGATTCCTTTCGCCCGACCAATATGAACGAGGAAGCGATTATGACCTGTTCATAAATCAGGTTCTTGATTACGTCAAGGCAGGATCAACCACACATGACGATGCTCCCGATTGCCTCGCTGGACTTTCTAAATTCATCCACTCCTTTTTGCCTCACTTATTTACGCCCGTGAAATTATAATGGCTATTAATTATATTTTTACTATTTTTGTTGAAACTATTTTAACACATGGCAGGATTGTTTCAGGGTATTTTCTCCCGTTTTTTTTCGAGGCTCATAACTGACAACCCTCCATTTTATCCACTTTACTCCAATTACCTGTACAATAACAAGTCGCCAATATTGGTTGACATGGAGAATTTGTACGAGGTGTATCTTGGTTCTGCTCACCTTCGTTTGGTCATTGATCGCAAGGCTGAAATGTTTAAGAATATGGAGATTTGCGTGTACGATAAGAATAACAAGAAAATTGACAATCACCCCGTTCTTAGCCTATTGAATAAACCAAACCCATTACAGGGGCGTGAATTATTCTTGGCTCAACTTTCGATGTATCGGGATATTTACACACAGGCGTTCATCTATGAGTTGCAGCCTTCAATAAAGTTCGACCCAAATGCTCCTCCTGCCGTGTTATGGAATTTACCGCCAAGCATGGTTAAGATCAATCGAACGGGCAAACTTTGGGATCAAACCACGATTGACGGAATTATTCAGAGTTATGAATTACTTGACGGCTCAAATAAAAAGCTATCGCCAAAAGAGGTTATTCAAGTAAGCGACCAAACGGGCGCAAACTACATAACGGGCGAATCAAAGATTTTGACCCTCCGTACCGTAATCAGCAATATCGAATCGGCTCTAAAAACCCGTAACTGTATTATCAATGATCGTGGAGCGTTGGGTATTTTAGCCAACAACTCCAAGGATCAGGACGGAGGAGTACCGCTCGATGAAAAGGAACGTGAGCGCATCGAGAAACAATACAGAAACTCATACGGAATTTCGGACGATCAAAAGAAAATCCTCATAACCAATTCGGCATTAACGTGGCAGCCAATGTCATTTCCTACGAAAGACCTAATGTTGTTTGAGGAAATCGAAGACGACTTCCAAACTCTTTGTGGAATGTTCGGAATGGCTCGTGATGTATTTCCTTCTACCAAAGGGGCAACATTCGAGAACCAAAAAGAGGCGGTAAAACAAACCTACCAAAATACTCTGCAACCACAAGCAGATCAATTGATGCGCCAATTCTCCGAGCGTTTGGGCTTAACCGCGCAAGGGTTAAGACTTGAAGCCGAATACGATTGGTTGCCAGTAATGAAGGACGACGAACTCAAGGAAGCACAGGCTGAACAGGCGGAATACCAAGCAATTCAGACGGAGGCTCAAACAATTATTAACCTCAACACAGCGGTTAAGGCTGGGAATATGTCGTATGAATCAGCTATTAATATGCTTGTAATTAGCGAGGAGTACACACTAGAGGAAGCAACAATGCTAATATCAAAACAAATTGAACAGCCATCCGTCCAACAATCGCAAAACTCAGGAACTCAAAATCAACCTGCATAAGAAAAATGGAAAACGAAAACAAAATACCAGCAAAGAAGAACAATCACTTTTCTGTGAAGGTGTCAAACGTAGGAGTACAGGTAAAGGACGTTGATATGAAATCTCGCACCGTTACGGGCGTGTTGAATACCTACAACTTTGTTGACTCCGATCAGGACGTGTTGCTCATGGGTGCGGCTAAAAAGTCCATCAATGATCGCGGTCCAGATAGCGCAGCAACGGCAAAGATTAAGTTCGCAAAGTTCCATGACCTTACGTTGCTTCCGGGAAAGTTCACGGTACTAGCCGAACGTGATGTAAATGGTAAGCAGGTGTTGTACTTTGAAGCCGTAATGAGCAACTCTCAACTCGGAACAGACACCTTGCATGAGTACATGGACGGGATCATTGATAACCATTCCATTGGGTTTCAGTACATTCCTGAACAGATGAAGTTGGTAGAGCGTGACGGGCAGCATGGTAACTCAAAGACATGGGATGCCGTAATGCAAACCCTGATCAATCCAAAGGCGGCAGAGGATATGGGTTACGTTTGGATGATCAAAGAAATAAAACTCTGGGAAGGCTCATCTGTTGCATTTGGTGCTAATGCCTTGACTCCTTTTTTGGGTATGTCAAAGTCAATGACCAAAGAAAGTATTGTCGCCCTAATGCATTCCAAGATTCAAAAGATGGAATCGGTACTTAGAAGTGGTACTCAATCGGATGAGTCATTGAGCGTTATCGAACAACAGGCGTTACAAATCCGCCAGTTAATTGACGACCTTGAGCCGCATATCACAATCCGCTCCGCCAAAGATGAAATTATTGAAAAGCAGCATGAACCTATAATCGTTCAGCCTCCTCACGAAGTTGATTGGAAAGCAATAGCTGATAAATTTAACCTGTAATTGTTACAACTTAAATAAATTATTTATATTTGCATTGAATTGATTAGTTTTCAAACCTCACGAACACGGCTCATTATGCTGCCGTTCAGAATGGTCAAGGGCGAGTCGGTAAAAAAACACATTTATTCATTCTAAAAACATACCATCGTGGAAAACGAAAAAGATTTTATTGACAAGGTGAAGGCGGAAGTATCTGCTAAGATCACCGAAATGCTTGATACAAACGCAGCTAAACACGCTGCTGATTTGAACGAGAAAATGAAAAGCGCAGTATCTAAAGAGGAAATTGAAGCAGTTAAAACTGCAGTTGAGCAACTTTCTCTTGACATCAAATCAAATGCTGAGAACGCTCATAAAAAGGCTGGAACATCTGCAAAAGAGCAGGTTGTTTCTTTTTTAGGTAAAGAGAAATCAAACCTTGAGAGTCTTGCAAAGAACAAATCAGGCTCGGTAGCATTTGATTTGAACTTGAAGTCGGCAGCAACTTTCACAACTGCAAACATTGACGCAGTAGGATCAAACGGAATCAGCATCTTGCTTTCTGACATTGAGCCGGGCATCACAGCTACACCATCTGCACGTCCTAACGTAATGTCATATTTGAACCGTGGCACAATGACAGGTTCATACGTTGTTTACGCAGAGATGAAGAACAACGATGGCGGTGCTGGTAACACGGCTGAGGGATCGACTAAAACTGCAATGGATTTCGACATCGTGGAGGCTAAGTCTGACGCGAAAAAGATCACTTCATACATCAAGACTTCAAAAGAAGCGTTGAGCGACATTCAGGCATTAAGTGCTGAAATCAACGGAGAATTGCTTGTTTTGATTATGAACAAGATCGAAGACGACATTCTTGAAGGTGGCGGAACAAACGCATTGCAAGGTCTAAGCGATACTACAAACGTATCAACTGCATACTCTGCTGGTAACTTCGCAAACACAATCGCAAGTGCAAATATCTATGACGTTGTAAATACCGCAGCATCACAGATCATGACTGCGGAGGTTGTATCGGGTCGCCCTGCTGGTTTCATGCCAAACATCGTTATCCTTAATCCGGAGGACGTTATCAAATTGAAATTGACTAAGGACGCAAACGAGAACTACCTGTTCCCTGTTTCACTTCCTGGAACTCCGTCAATCTCAGGTTTGACTGTAATCGCATCGCCTTGGTTGACTCAAGACAAATTCATCGTTGCTGATTCTTCTAAGATCATGTTCCGCGTTCGTGAGGATGTGAACATCTCTATCGGTTACGAGAATGATGACTTCACAAAGAACTTGGTGACTATTCTTGCGGAGGCACGTGTTGCGATGTACGTAAAGAGCAACTACAAAAAGGCAGTTGTTTATGGCGACATCACTACTGCAATCGTTGCGCTTGATCCTGCTACATAGTAGCTAGTTGAAGCATAAAATAAAGCCCTGATCGTAATTGGTCGGGGCTTTTTGTTACTTTTGTGTATGGCTTGTACTACTTGCGGAGGAGGAGCGCGAAAACTAGGTGAATGTGATGTTCACGTTTTGGTTGACGGGGATCATTCCCAATTTTGGGTTGAATGGTGTAGGACTTGTCAGGCTTATATTTGTCAGGAATGCCGCTACAACCTAGTTAAAAGGGCAAGGGCAGCAGCAATAAGAATATCACAACGACGAAACCCATGAGGAAAAAAATACTACTCGTTACCGCTATTTATGGACGGCACGACCTCACCCGAATCGTTCTTGCTTATTATGCCGAATTGAAACGTGGCTTCCAAATGGAGATGCTTTGCGTTGGGTCGGAGGGTGATAAGTCAAGGCAATTAGCGGAGGCATGGGGATGGAAGTACATTGAAGCCCCGAACAAACCATTGAGTCAAAAGTTCAACGCCCTATTCAAAGAATCGCAGCACTATGATTATGACTTTATGGTTTTGGTAGGCTCTGACGATCTTATTACTCCTGAGGTGTTCCAATATTATGAACATTCTGTCACAAAAGACACACGCCATTTACTAGGGTTAAAAGACTTGTATTTTTACTCCATACAAAAAAACGAAGCGGTGCATTTTCAGGGTTATCCTTCTCCTCCTTCTCCTCGCACTATCGGTGCTGGACGTGTCTTTAGCCGTTGGGTTATGGAGCGCATGAACTTTACGCCTTGGAATGACGAGAAAGTTAACCGTGGGCTTGATTCTAGCAGTACGAATCAGATGAAGAAAAGGGGCATTGACGAGATCGCCGTTCTTATGTCCCAGACAGGAGGCATTGCGGTTGACCTCAAGCACCCGTCAATTTCATTAACACGTTACGAATATCTGCACAGTCATCCACGGGCGGATGTTGCCATTTTAGATAAGGCATTCCATTGCATGAATGCGGTAAGGGCATTGAAATACCCTGAAATATTTGACGGAAGTAAAACGTACAACGTTCGGATGATGGACGAGAAACGCCCAGACTTTGGCGAAATACGGCAGATGCAAGGCAAGGCATTATTGGACAGTATGATTCTTGGCAAACTTGAAATTGTGTGGGATAATTAACTAATTTAGCACCATGATACTTCTAACAACTGCAATGTTCACGGGGTTTAATTACATAAACACCTCAAGTCAATCTATTTCAAGGTTACAATCGTACATTGATAGGTATGAAAAACAATATATCTGCCAGTTGCTTGGAGTTGAGTTGGGCGAATTATTTATTGCCGATCTTGCCAATGCATCACAGGATGTTCGATTTGTAAATATTCAAGATGCTTTTTATGAGCAAACCGAATCAGGCACAATGCACATCAGTAAAGGCATGGAGGATTTTCTGTTGGCTGCCGTTGCATATCATTACATTAAGGACACGCAATACTCGCATACTATTTCGGGGGTTGGGAAAAAACTACTGGAGGCACAGAAGGATCAAACGGGAGAAAATGCAAACCGTTACGGAGAAAAACGATTTAACGAGGCGTTAGATACTGTTGATGCAATCCAATGGTATTGCAAAACATTTGACACGGCTACATATCCAGAGTATAAAGGCATAAAAATTGCACCCGTTTATTCCGCTATTCTATGATCCATACTCGTTCACTAATTGATATTTTGGAGGCGGTTGTTGCTGATATTTCACTTGAGATGACAATTACTTCTGTGGTGGATAACGGTGACGATACATTTGACGTAATTGTTACCGACCTAAAATGGATCGAAGTAGGTCGAAATGTTAGGATCAATGGATTTGATTTTACGATTGTATCTATTGATGAAGAAACAAATACAATTGTATTTACAGGCACAGATACCATCTTTTTTAATACAACCACCTTTGAACTTTACGCTCCTAACTTTTGGTATGGAACACCAGTAGCGGTAAATAATCAGATTCAAGAAATTCAATTATCGCAGGACAAAACTCCGATGGTGTATTTGATGCTCAAATTCAAGGAGCGATTCAATACAGACGAGGAATTGATGTTGGAGCGTGAATCAACTTGCTCATTATTCTTCCTTACTCAAGCAGATTTTGATGCTTGGGGTACAGATGATTTTTATAGCAATGCAATACGCCCGATGCGTAGGTTAATGGATTTATTCATTGCTCAAATTGAATCAGACTATCAATTCAATACTCAAGACCTATCGTATGACGTTACAGACCTGCCGATGTTTGGCGTGTATGTGAATACAAAAGGGGCAACAAATTCATGGTTCAGCGATAATCTTTCAGGGCTACAAATGGACGTAGTTTTCAAAATAAATAAGACGGACGACTGCGAAGATGTGCAACCTCGAAGAACCGGAATTGGATATGACGAAATATCATTAAACAATACAATAAACTAAGGACATGGCATCAGAAAACAGAACCACATTAAAAACTTATTTTGAAACTGGCGACCGACCAACTCAAGAGCAATTTGCAACTCTTATTGATTCATGCGTAAACAATATTGACGATGCAATTCCGATGGTTTACGTATGCACACTTACTCCTGACAATCCACTTCCAACTGACAAAGTTCTTGCGAATACTCTTGGAGAAACATTGACATGGGTTCGAGAATCAGAAGGAGTGTATTACGTTCAAAGTGATCTGTTTGCAGGAAACATTTGGATCGGAGGATTCAGCGCATTCAATCAACATCAGGGAAGTGTTTATATTGCTATTTCTGGTCATGGAGGAGGCATCAATGGTTACTTCACAATATACAAAGTTAATGCAACTCGCAGGGTTTACATGGAGTGTGTTACTTCTGACTTGATAACTCCCAAAGACTTAAGTGCGCTAATTGACACAGATATTTTCTACTTTCCAGAGATTAGAATTTATCCATAAATGATGCAAGAAACGTTTGAAACGAACGAAAAAAAAGGATGCATCCTATTGATAGGGGCGTTTATTTTGTGCGTATCGTTTTGGAGTGTATTAATTTATTTACTACTTTAGCGTTGTCAACCGAACAACGTGAAATCCATTAAACAACATTGGGCTGATTTTGCAAACGGACGTTTCGCGTTCCGTGGTTGACACCATGCAATTTCAGCCCATACCTATTTTACACCTATGAAAAAAGCAGCACTATTTTCTATTGACAAACAAGCCAAGCAATGGGCTAACGATGGCAACGCAATGGCGTATTTTACACGTGGCAAGATCAACGAATTTTACAAGGATTTTGGCATACAGGTCAATTCGCTTATTACTGATTTAAACAATTTGAAACTTGAATACTTTGAGTTTGAAAATACGCAGATCAAAAAGGAGGAGGACGGAAGCCCGATTTGTAAAGAGGGCATGACGGTACATTCGTTCAATATGAACTATCACGCAATGATGAGCCAGAATGCTGGGGAGAAATTCACATCAGAAATTTATCCCGAGCCAGTTGTAGAGAAATTACCATCAGACGAAACAATCACAATCGAATGAAAACTAAATTCCTAATAATTGCATCGGGCTGGAACTGCCAAGAGTTTGTATCAAATTGCGTTGAATCGGTAAGCAAACAAAGGTATGACGGTGAAATAACTGCCGTATTTATTTCAGACGGCTCTACCGATAACACCGCAAAGAAAATCAAGACCGCCATATTCCAAACGCCAAACTTTCACGCCATGATTTCCGACGTGAATTGTGGTGCTGCGTGTAGGAGGCACAAAGCGATTGAGCAATTCAAGCCCGATCCTGAAACTGTAATAATGTTTTTGGGGCTTGATGACGAACTATTGCCATCCGCATTGGAGCATATTGACAGCCAATACGACAAAGGCAAATGGATGACATACGGCAACTGGAAAGACCAACACGGTAAGGGTTTGCCCGTTGATTTTAAGTTGACATTTCCAAAAGAGGTACACGATGCGAGGAGTTACCGAGATGTAACGTACCGCTCAACCGCTCCAAATACATTCAAGGCAAAGTTGTACTACAAAATACCCGTTCAAGATTTAATGATTGACGGCAAATGGTTGCAGACCTGTACTGAAGGGGAGGTAATGTTTTCCTGCCTTGAGATGTGTGGCAAAGATCGCATTGGCATTATCCGTGATTACATTTACCTCTACAACCGTATGCGCCCATCAGGATCACAGCGAAGGTTCGGAGCAGTAAAGCAAGATGTTCTGAGGGTTATCACATCACGCTCAAAACGTGCTATATTTGAACAAATGCCATGAAGTCAATTCTGAACATATCGGTAACGGATTACGCTAATTTCGGACACGATAATGCTGAATCATTACGGGCTGCAGGGTATAACGTTAATGATGTCGCATTATCGCCACACACTTTCGATTATCCTGAATGTTCAAAAGTTGTCGCTCAAGAGGAATTAGATCAACTAATAAAGTGGCATGATATTATTCAGGTATTTCATTCGCCTTTGGGATTGGCGCAGCGTTTGAAAGCTAGTGGAAAACCTGTTGTAATTTATCACACAGGCACAGGGTATCGGCAGCAACCCGACCCGATACATAAAGCGTATGACGGTTGGGTTAAGATGCACGTATGCGCATTGCCTGAACTTTACGAAGCGTTCAAATTTAGATCGTCCGAACCTTGCGTGTACATGGTAGGAGGGGTTGCGGTACATTTACAAAATTACCAAAACAAAACGCCATTTAAGGTAGGGCATTATCCGTCAAATCCCGATGTCAAGGGAACGGATAAGGTCGCGGAGGTATTTCAAAATCTATTGGTTGAGGGGTTGCCATTAATCTTTGACATCAATACTTCTAGGGTAGGATATTCGGATCAGATCAATCGCCTGAAAACGTGTGACATTTACGTTGAAATGTTAGCAGGTATGCAAGGGTCAAAGCAGTATGGATCGTTCGGAATAACCGCACTAGAAGCAGCGGCAATGGGTAAAATTGTTATCACCAATTGCACCCATCCCGAACCATACCAAAAACATTACGGAGCATTCCCATTTATTATTGCTAACGATGCCAAGGCGTTGGAGTTGGCGTTGGTAGAGTTGGCGGAATTAACGCCCGATGAATTAACGGAATTGAAAATATCATATCAGTCTTTGTTCTTTACCATGCACACATACGAACCGACTGGCAAATACATCGCAGAAAATGTACTCAAAGGATTACTCTAAAAGACTAAAGGACTGGAACGCCTCCGCCAAATACCGTGACGAGGTTGATTTTCTGAACAGTTTACTTGCTATCGAATCGGGAAACAAGGTACTCGATTATGGTTGCGGAATTGGTACGGCAATAAAATTGCTATCTGAAAAGCACCCACAGGCACAGGTGTACGGGTATGACGTAAACCGTTTTGATGGCGTGGTTGTCGATGACTTCTACATTCGCTCTGACTTCTACTTTCAATTTGATCGCATCTACTTTATGCATTCGTTGGCTCATATTCCTGACGTAGTCGGTATGCTTTCAAGGCTTCATCAATTCCTCAAGCCCGACACTAGAGTTGTAGTAATTACACCCAATTCCGATTGGCTATGGCTCAAAAACGGGTGCAAAGAAGTCAAAACAGACAAGACGGTTATCAACCATTTTACTTCCGAAAGCCTGAAAAGCACATTCGAGGCGGCAGGATATAAGGTTGCGATGTCAGGGATGTATGGCGATCTGATCGGGCAACAGGCGGAGCGGTTATACATTGTTGCTAAAATAAATTAAGGAAGATTCAAAATTGTTTGAAATTGTGTATATTTGCCTAAACTAAAAACTCTCAACAATGGCAAATGCTTGTGCCTGTAATGCAGGACTTTCAAACACGGGAACGGGTTGTTCTCCATTCTGGCAGGTAGCTGTCAAACTTATCGTTGTACCTTACTACGATGCAGATGGCGCACAGAATTATATCAACCTTTCCGACACGCTCAATCAGGCGTATTTTACTGCCCTAATTAATGAGGCAGATACTACTTTGCGTTGGCTGCCTATGCCGTCAATGCTTAACGTTGAAGACACACGCAGCGAATCTCTAATGGAAACATTTGAGAACGGCTCAATGATGTTTGTTCAACAGGGCTCACGCTCCTTCAAAGCTATTGTAGCTGGACGCGATGCAACTCCTCAACTACTTGGCAACCTTAACTCATTCCGTTGCGTTCCTTTCGGAGTGTTCGGAGTTGATAAGCAAGGCAACCTAATTGGATCAATCGGTACGCAAGATAATTGCGACATCGTAAACATTTACCCGATCCGGGTTGACGAAAATTCGTGGGATCCGACTTGGACAAAGCCAACCGACAAAACGGTACAGAAGATCAACATGGGCTTCTACTTCCACATGGACGAAGATGATTCATCACTTCGCATGATTACAGCAGCAGAGCATGGCGCAAACCTTTTGACTGTTAAAGGTCTTATTGATGTTTGCTCTGAATATAGCAATTTAGAGTTGACTTCATTCACAGTAACGCTTAACACTTATTTCGGAACAGTTCTGAATCCAGTACGTGTAGAAGGTCTTATTGCGTTAGATTTTGCTTTGTACAACGTAACTGATTCACTTTCGGTAACAGTTCTTACGTCAACAGAAACTTCTGACGGTGTGTATGACATTACTTACGCAGCGCAAACTGGTCTTGATGTTCTCCGCCTAACTCCAACACTAGCAGGTTACGACTTCGCTCAGGTTGTTGCAAATACAATTGCCCTTCCTGCTACATAGTAGGAAAAAAATACTCTGAACGTTCGGGTTCGTTCATAGTTTGTTTAGTTCGTTAAGTGGACGGGAGGTTTGGTTGCCTCCCGTTTTTTTATAGTATCAACATGACAAAGTTTTTTAAGCCTCTTATGGACATGGCGAGTAGAGTAATTTCTATTGATGTCAATAATATGCTGAAAACTATTTTTGACGATACTACATTGCAGGTTCAGGTACTTGATTTGAATACCGAATCGCAGATGTACGATAAGGGCATAAACTCGGAAGGAGATCAGATTGGGGAGTATTCATTTTGGACTAAGGCATATTGGAAACCATTGGCAGCAGCGGAAGGTAGGGACGGGCGAACGGATCACATTACGTTGAAAGACACGGGCGAATTTTACGCCTCCTTCCGATTTGTAAACGAGCCTGACGGTTTCAAAATTACCGCAAACACATTAAAGGAGGACGGCAATGATTTAGCCGTGATTTATGGTGAGAAAATTCTTGGATTATCCTCTGAAAGCATGGCGTACATTCGCCCTGAAATTAGAGAACGCCTATCTCAACTCACTCGCAAAGCGATTAGAGGGTAAAGTATTTGATTCAATTGATACGCTGCCGATTTACAATTGGTGGCAGATACACAAATCACACGATTTTACGTGGCTCTATTCCATTAACAGGCACAAGGTGGGTAAGTACACCCGAACGGTGCTACAACTTAAATGGGGCGTTGTTTATGACGGTTACATAGAGCGTTTTGGATTGTCGGAAGATTATCTCAAACTGATTGAAAAGAAAAAAGAGATTGCCGCCATGAAAGTGGAGCGGATGGAAAGCGGAGCAAAGGCGTTAAATACGTTCATAAAGATTGCTGAAATAGAGTTGGAGGAGATGCAGAAGGGTAACGGCAAGGAGGAGGTTGATTTTTATGAGTCAAAATCGCACGTCGAGAAGCAATTGGGATTTGCTCTCGACCCTATGAAGATAAGCGTGTCAGAATTTTACTCACATATTAAAGTTCTGAAACAATCAACCAAGCAACAAAAAGGGTAAATTTGTTATCATGGCAGAATCAGACAAAATAAGGCACGAAGATTTAGTTGAATCGGGGTTAATGAACCCGACGATTGAGAACTTCAAAGAGTTGATTCAGGTTGTAACCCTTGCCGATCAGCAGGTGGTTAAATTCGGAGTTGATTTGAATAAGTCCTTACAGGGCATTCAGCCAAGTTCGGTTGCTAATTTGCAACAGATTTTCACGTTATCAAATCAAATTAACGAGGCGGACAAATCAAAGATTGCAACGGCTCAAATACTTTCGGAATTGCGCCTAAAGGAAATTGAGCAAAAGAATACGCTCAAGGTGAAGATGGCGGAGGAGGCAAAGCAAGAGCGTGAGAAAATAAAACGAGCAAAGGAGCAAGAGTCCGCATACGGGCGGTTGAGTGTTAAGTACCGTGAAACTGCGAAGATGGCGAAGGATTTGGCTGCGGCATACGGAGTAGAAAGCAAACAGGCGAAGTTGGCTGCAAAGGAGGCGGTTAACCTTAACAACCAACTAAAGAAGATTGATGCATCAATAGGAAACCATCAGCGCAATGTCGGTAATTACGGC